TGAAGCGTCTTTTTCAGGATATATTTTATATACAGCCATTTTATATTATTTTATTTCTATCTTTATAAGTTTTAACTGATTGCATATACGTTTCTTTAGGAGTATAAGCATTCAAAGTAAATTGTTCTGTACCATTTTTACCTCTTAGAGGAGTACCTCCAGGGGTAGGTGATAATGGATATGGGGATGAACCCCTTACTTCATATGTTCCATCAGATCTAACTGTTCCTAATCTATTATAAGCATTAGTTCTTTGAGGGCCCCCACTCCCACCTTGACTAGGTCCTGCTTCACTATTTTCTAAATCTAAAGCCGTGACTTTTAAAGAATTGGGTTGTTTAGATTTTTGGTGTTGGGTACCAGGTATATAATATTTTGGCCTATTAGGGTTAAAATTAAAGAATTGGGGAGAAGTAGCAGTCATAGGATCTAAATTTTGACCTTTACTAGCTCCGATTAATATATTTGGGTTATAAAAATAATCTAATAATTCCATAATTTTAACTTTATAATGGTACTACTTGCCCTTTAATATCTTCATTAGGGTATTTAACTTCAAAAATCATTGGATCAATTGAAGGGTAAACTACATCATTAATAGTAGCACCTTCTATATCATACCCATATTCACTATATCCTAAGTTTTCACCTGCTAAGTTTTTAATTCTTACATTTTTAACTGTTTGAACTCCATCAACTTTATCTAGTAAAACATATAAATCACTAAATAAAATAGGTTGATTAATTTGCCATTTATCTACTGAGAAATAATTTTTCAATGCTGTTATACATCTAGTTATTACTTCACTATTGTTATAATTAGGTAAAACAATAATATCAAATTCAACTCCAATATTAATTATAAATGCATCCTTAATTTTAATAGAATCATTTATCATTCTATATTCTGATAAATAGGTTGATAAATTTTGCTTCATTAAGTTAGATGCAGTTCTTAACTGACCATTTTGGTTATAAGTTAAAACATATAAGTCTAAAATAGTTGGTAACTCACCTACATTATATTCGTTTACTTTAACGGGTGCTGCGAATGCTTTAGCTATGGTTCCTAAATTAGAAGGCATTGATAAAGCTCTAATTAAATAATCTTCCTTAGTAACCGTTCTCATTTGGTTTTGGAAGTTACCCATTGCATTCAATCTAATCTCCTCAATGGTATCTCCATCTTGACCACCATCAGCTGCTAGAGGGTTATTGGAAGAAACACTATTAAATATTTGATTTGCTAAAGTTGTATTAGATAAATTAGGATTTATAAATCTAAAACTAGAGTTATCTAAACCTGTTAAAGTACCTGCTTCAACATTAGCTGAAACTCCACCTCCTGTTAGGTATCTAACTGTTAAAGTAGTACCTTGAGGTGCTATACCATAAGTGTTAGTAAATATAAAATTTAATGGTGAAAATGCAGTTGTTAAATGATCTCTCTCAAATGGTAAACCTAAACCTACATTGTCAGGATTAGGAACTATTTCTTCATCATTATTTGTAGTTGCACCTGCTCCAAATTCTAATTGCAGTGAACCAGAATTAATAAAACGAGTAACAAATCTTCTTTGTACTTGTTTTAATTTAAGTAAATATGGAGCATCATTTTCTTTATTAAAATTAGGATCATTTACATTTGTATTTCTAATAGTGTCAAATACATTTTCTTGAGCCATATTTGGTACTTCATACCACTCATTACCATCTCTATCAAAGCAATCTAAAATACCTATAATATTTTCTGAGTTTATATTTCTAGTATCAAACCTTTGAGCAGCTCCAAAATCAAAGTTAATTTCATTAATAGTTGCTGAAATTGCTTTTCTGGTTTTCTTTAGTAAGAAATATGTTGGATCACCATTAGATACTTGATATACAGTTACTTCAGTTGGATCTAAAGAACCTGAAGATGAAAAATCAATTGGATCCTCAATTAAAAATTTATTATTATTATTTAAGTTAGAGGTAATTTGAGTATTTTCTGGAATTAAAATACAATAATCAAAATCAGGAACAAATTGGTTGTTTTCAAATTTAGCTGGAATTTGTTGATAAAAGTCAATATCAACAGAAGCAGCAGTTGTTACTTTAGGTTTATATCCTAATAAATAAGACATTTGATACAAATTTTCTTGCTGTCTAGCATTTTGTATAAATGTTTCTTGAATTTGATTGTCTAAGTAAAATGATAATACATCACCAACATAAGATGACATTTCCATAAACAACATACCTGTTGAAGTATCTGTAAAGTCATTGTATGTGTTAGGGAAATATGTTTTAGAATAATTAATCAACGCATTTCTAAATGAGTTGAAATCCCTATCAATATATCGTATGTCTCTATTTAAGTCTGCCATTATTGTAGTAATATTGTTATATCATCAGTAATTCCAAAATTTGCGATGTCATAGGTTAATATAAAATTAATTTCATTTCTGTCAGGGATATTGTTGAATTTAATTTCTCTAACGTTTACCTGCGGGAAATACAAATTAATATCATTTTGTATCCTAAATGTTAATTCATCAGTAGTAGTATCTTCTATACCATCAAATAATAGATTTCTCAAATCTGCACCAAAATTAGGATTAAATACCCTTTCACCTTTATTAGTTAAAAGATAATTAATTAAATTAGCTTTGATTTGATCCCTAGTAGTATATGTTGGGTTAAAAACAGCAGGATTGTTTAAAGGAAAACCAAATCCAACTGCTTTTCTCCCTTCAGAATCGATAGGGTATCTATTATTTAAAATTCTAGCCATTACTTATTCATTAATCCCATAATCTGATCCATACCTAATTCACCATCTGGTAATTTACCATTTGCTGAATCAAATCCAGCTGGTGCTTGAAATTTAGGTTGGATATTATTTGTTGTAAAGCTTTGTGCTGTTTGTCCTAAAATATTAGCATACGCATCTCTTTTAGCTTTAGCATCCATTGGCTGTTGTTGAGGAGTTTTATTTTCCATTACTGGAGTAGGCTGTTGAATCATTGTTGGTGATTTAACAGCCTCAAGTAGAATATCTTTTAATTCTTCTTGGATAGCTTCTCTTACAGCTTCTTTCATTAAATTTTTTAATTCACTTTTTTTCATCGTTTATAAATATTGAACTTTTAAATTTTTAGTTAGGGGTATAATTTTCATTAGCGCGAGCCCAAAATCTATTATCTAATTGTTCTACTATAAATTTAGCCTCTTCTACTAATATTTTTATAGAGTTACTATAAGACCATTCTTGACCTTGAACATTATACACTACTACACCTCTATATATGTTTTCTTCACTATTATTTATATTTTCTACTCGTATTCTCCTTTGAGGGAAATCAAACTCATTATCTTGATTGTATTCTAGGATAAACCTCCAATCTGCTGTTTTAAATCCTGTTTTTTGATAAAGGTATGGATTAGAGGAATTGATTGATAATCTTTCTTCTAAATCTTTTTCATCTACTAAATTTAAAACCCCATCATTAAAATTACCTGATGTAGCTGCTACATTACCTATTTCACTTATTAAATTGTTTTTTTCAGCTTGTGTCATACCCTCAGCTAATTCTCCAATACAGTTATTTAATAGTAAATCCAATTGTTGAAGTTTACCTAAAACTAAATTTGAGGATTCTATTACAGTTTGGGATACAGTTGGAACCAAAGCTAAAGCACCTTTTGACCCCCTTAAAATTAATCCTAATTTATCTAGAGAATCAGATAAAATAGTTATAACATTCAATGGAATTGGGGTTGGGGTAGTTGGGATAGGTATAGCTTTAATAATTTTAACTGCGGTTTCAATAGTAATAATAGTAGTTTGAGTTACACCCAATGTAGATTCTAATTTAGTGAAAGCACCTACTACATTTTCTAAAGCAGATTGTAATTGGTTTTTTTGTTTAACTATTTGTAGTATATCCTCTTTAGGAGGACAGCTATTTTGAAACCTACCTATTAAATCATCTACTGATAATTCTAACTTAGCAGTGTTTTTAACTACATTACTTATGGTTTTGGTTAATATTTTAGCTAAAGCTGACATTATTTAGTTTTACTTACTTTAGATTTATATTGTTGTATTTTATTTAACATCCTATTAGCCTTAACTGTTATTTGAGAAGCTGGTGCTGGGATAGCAGGATTAACTACTCCAGGTACTCCTGTACCAATAGGTGTAGTTAAAGCATTACCTAATGATACTAAGGTAGTTAATAAACTTGATAAATCATCTAAAAATTTATCCCCTAAAATAACTGATTCAGAAGCATTTTTATCACCTAATAATACTTCTTTAGAAGCAATTACAGTTTTAGGACTATCTATGTTAACACTCTCCTTAGAGTTAAGGTTGATGGTTTTTTCTGATGATAGTAAAATTGAATCTTCTTTAGAATTAAATAATAATCTACCAGAGGTGAGTACTATCTGATTTTTTGAATATTGATTAGGACTATCGGGGGAAGATGAATATGATTTATAATTTTTACTAGCTACGTCAATAGGTAATTTTTGAGTAGAAGTAATGTAAATACTACTTACATCTTTATTAATATCTTCTATTTGTGGTATCCAAGGATCAGTATTATCATTATATTGACCATTTCTAATAATAGTAATTGGATCTCCATTTTCACCACTATTAGACCAAGTATTTGGTATTTTAGCATTTTTAACTGTTGAACCAAATCTTATTGATTGTCCCCATCTCCCTTGATGAATTATATCTCCTTCATAAGGTTGGATATTCTTAATAGATAACTTTTCTTGAAATGTACTTCCTAAGTTAATTTCAGTACTATTATCAGTTACACGTCTAACTACACCTACTTCGGTTTGTTGGTAATCTTGTCTTTGGGATTCAGGTAGTGAAGAACCATTAATGGGATCAGGGATAGCATTATGGTGACTACTATTCCAAATATTAATTGGTTGGAAATAATAATAATTTATATCATTAACATTACTTTGAATATTAGCATTAGGTAAAGCTATAATATAAACTATTTCATTTTCTAAAGGTACTATAGATTGATTTGGAAATAAAGGATATGAAAAATTATTAGTAAATATTTCACTATCAGGGGCAGGATAATTTAATTTTTCAAAAAACACACATCCTATAGAACTCCACTCCCCAAAGTTATTAAATAATTCAGGATTAGTTTTATCATCCAATATAGATAACTTTACCCTAGCTGGGAATATATTAGCTAGGGGTGATGTTATAGTTTGAATAGATTGGAGTGAGGCTAATCCTGTAGGTACTTTAGGCATCTTTATCCTTTTTATTTAGTTTATCCATTTCTGCTAAAAGTTGTTCTTTTTCTTCATCAGAAATTCCAAACCCACCATCACTATCTACATTTTGAACTGCTCGTTGTACAATAGTAGCCATTTTAATTAAGGCATCATCATTCTTAACTCCAATTTCCATATACTCCTTAATAAGGGGTACTATTAAAGTAGCATCCCCTATTTCTTGGATTAATGGCTTCAACTCAGAAATTAAAGCTGTTACTTGAGCGTCACGTTTCTTTTGGTTATTGTAAATTTCTTCTAATAGATCAGAAAATTTTTTACCACCAAATATATCTTGGTCTAACTGTCCCATATTTATTTTAATTATAAATATTTAATCTTCAGGGAAGTATCCGTGTTCTAAGTAAATTAAATATTTTGATTTAAATATTTTATATAATTTCCCTGCAATTTTAGTAATTTTAGGGGTTTTAACATCAACCATTTCTCTAATATAGATGTACAATGCTTTTTTATTAAATACATCAATATGATCACGTTTTCTAAATAATTCTAAAATGGCATCAGCTATTTGAGCATCATTACTTTTTGGAAATAACTCATAAATACGCTCAGTAACATACTCTACATACTGATCTATAAACATTGATAAACGATCCTCATACTTATAATCCTTTTCATCTTTAATATCCTTTTCACTAAATTCAGCTTCTTCAGTAATATTAAATATATCATTTTCTCTATTCTGAGATTTAATGAAAGATGAGTCTGATGTATCTAATTGTGAATAATGATTTAAGTCCTGAATAGATACATTATTGATTTTTTTCTTATAGTTTTTCTGGTTATAAACAATTAACCAACGTTTAACTATAGTTCCAAAGTAAGAATAGGCCTTGGCACCTTTTGAGGGGTCAAATAAATGTATTTTAGATAGGAGAAAAGTCATTATTTCATGTTGTAAATCTTCTAAATTATCTACTCCGTCAGTGTAGTAAAATTTAAAAGTATGAATAATGTTTTCTGTTAATTTGTAGAAAGGCCAGTGGATGTAATCTTGATAGATTTCACTTTTTTCTACAGAATCAGAAGAGCGATTATATCTCACAATCGCTGCTTCTGTATCTTTTGAAAAATATACTCTTTTTTGGGGTTCTTTTTTCTTTTTCTTAATAATATGATCCATATCAATTATTTTTCCTTAATGGTAAATTCATTAAATATGGATTGTAATTCTTTAATAGTTTGAAAAAAGAAACCAACTTCATCATCACTCTCAAATGTACCTTTACTATCTATTTCCTTCATTTTACTATCTGAAACTTCAATAGTTCTGGAGAGTTTGTCTAAATAATCAAGGTAACCTCCTAGTATATCTTCTGCTTTTTCTTGTTTGCGCATTAAATTCCAAGTAATGTAACTTAAAATTATAACTGATATACCTAAAACTCCTATGATTATATTATATGTAGTTGCAATTTCCATCATAACTTATCAAAAATATTTGCTAATCCTTCACTACCTACTGAACCTAATGCTTTAGTTTTAGTAGAGGTAGTTTTGTTATTTAATGTAAAATTTTGTGTTTTGGGTTTTGATTTTTGTCCTATTTCTGATCCCATTTCTCTTCTAAATTCAATATAAGCAGCCATTAAATCCGCTTGATGTAGAATTAGGGGAAGTGGGTTTCTGAATTTTTGTTCTGGGAGATATGTTTTTAAATATTTGTTATTAGCTTCATCATACAAACCATCATGTGTCTGGATAGCTAACATTTCGTTGAATGTATAAGTTACACCATGAGATTGAAGCATATATAATCCTCTATCTGGGACAGATGCAAATGCTAAAGAAGTATTAAACATATAATCTTCTCCTAATTTATCACGTCTCCATTTATCAGTCTGAGGAATATAGGATTCATGATTTTCATCTCCCATTTTTCCTAAATCATGATTAATAGCAGAAAATACTAGTTCTTCTTTAGTAAAGCCATCAACTTCAGCACCTTCACTAGACCATAATTTATATTGTTTAATAGCACATCTAACAACTCTATTAACGTGTTCAATATAACCTCCAGGCATTGCATTATGATATTGCCTCTTATGAGCGGCAGGCATCATCATTAAACGTTCTTGATACTTGGTATAAAATGATTTTAGAGCTACTTTCCTAGGATCCGAGATATATTTATCTATAGTATCCATTAGCTCATTCCAATTTTCTTGGATTTCCTCTGCTGTTAGTGTAAAATTCATAACTTATTTTATTTAATTAATTAACCATGTCTCATTGGTGAGGTATATTTCTCTAGGAAACCCTCTAATTCCTCTATCTTTTCCTCCACCTGTTTCAATTCTTTCCTCAATTCACTAGCCGATATTTCCTGTCTCGCTATTCTCCCATCTATCCCCCTTATCCTTCCTTTCAAATTAATTAAATACCTATCAATCAATTCCTTATTTCTCATATGTTCTAATATTAATTATTCTTATTATTTTTGTTCCCTGTATCCCCAAGTTACGCGAAAGAAATCTGGAAGCCAAGCTTAAGTGGTAAACTTTTGACATTTTCGCAAAATCTTCAAAAGAAATGCACATTTTTCATATTCTTCATCACCTTCATAGTATTTTATACCATATTCTAAACTATATTTTAAGTCGGAATCTGTTTCAATATATAAAGCTTTAATATGTTCATCATCTTCAATATCTACCCCTTCTATTTGACCCCATGCTTTACTCATTGCTATATTCAAACCAGCACGTTTCATTTCTTCTTCATCTAAATCCTCAGACATTTCTTTAAAAAACTTAACATATTTGTTTTTAAATGTCATATAGTTAAGAATTATTTTCTTCCACATCCCTATATGAAAACCAATAGGCATTGGAGTATCACGTAAAGTTTCCGCACTATAACCGCTTATAATATCATTTATATCAAGTTCTATATAACCATCCTCTGTTCCTTCATCTCCATCATCTGGAAAGTATTTTTCAAAAAATTCATCTAACATAATGTAGGGGTTTATTAAGTAATATAATAAAAATAATTAAGATAACCTAATGTTAAAAAAAGGAACATAAGTTCCTTTAGTATAAATATTAACCCTTTATTAATTCCCTACGATATTTTAATATTGATTGTTCTTTTAATTTAGCTTCAATCACAATATCCGGCTCTAAACCATAAGTATTAATTTGATTATAGATAAGATCTGAATGGGCTGTTTTGCGAATAGTCTCATCAAGTTTTTCTTTCTGACGAGACTCTGAATAGTGACAACATTGAGTAATACCATCAGGCCAAGTGAAAGCTGCTAACTTTAATGCTTCTTCTTCAGTTAACCCTCCAGTATTAAATTTATGATGAAAATAATCAAATGTAATAGGAGTACCAATATTAAAAAAAACACCATCATATAGTTCTTGAACACTGAATTCATTTGGTTTATCATCATTTTCAACAACTAAACGACGTTTTGTATTCTCATTTAGTAATTTGAAATTCTCACAAAAACGCTTCAATGTACCTTCTTTATCACCATATGCACCTCCAACGTGAATATTGATTTTATTATAATGAGATGGTTCATAACCTAACATATCCATTTGTTCAGCATGGGCATGAAGTTCTTTAATTGTTTTTTCAACAACTTTAGGATTTGGTGAGGCTAAACAATTATAGGGACCAGGGTGCATTGTAAGGCGTTGACCCGCGTTTATAGCCGTAGATCCGCATTTTAACATGATTTCACATATCTCGTTGTAATCCTTGAGGTCTTGCATTTTATACGTGGTAACCCACGGAAATATTTGAGATGACATGCGGAATAACTTAATGTTATTATCATTATTCCATTCAATGATAGTTAATAAATCCTTTACATTTTGAAGTGCTAGCTCGGAAACATAATCCAAACCTTTTTCATTCAATGTTTTTAAACGCATTGAGCGTGAAGTAAATATTTTTTGTGCTTGTAATTCTGTGTTGATACACGCATAACCTAATTGCATAACTTATTTATTTTTTATAACCTTTCAATACGTAAAGATACAAAAAGGGATTGGAAAATCCAACCCCTTTCACTGTTATATTTTTTAATTTTTATTTATAACTTACCCCTATTTCTTTTATTGATGATATTATTTCTCCTAAGGGGTAATCAAAAAATTCTCTCTGAGTATTAACTCTATATTCTTCTAATTTTTTATGTATCTCACCTTCTAATTTTCTCCCATTCCAACAATTAAAGGCATATTCAACTTCATATGGTCTAGGTACACCTGTTTGAGCTGATATTTGTTTTGCTCGTTGTTCTGGGGTTTGGTCTGTATAACCTATTTTATAGTACGTTAAATCTGGGTTAGATAACACATATACCCAACTATCATAATCACCCTCACGATTGGAATATTTATTCTTTCGTCTGTTGGTATAGTATGTTATATCTTGCCAACCCTCATCATCTGGTTCTTCTAAGGCAAAATAATTTGCTTGACTATTAGGTAAATAATCATCTTCACATTTAACTAATTCCCTTGCTTTCTCCACTGTAATTCTCTTCATAACTTTTTATTTATACGTAAATATAAGAAAGGGGATTGGCCAAGCCAACCCCCTTATGGTTTATTTTTAAACATCACTAATTGTAATATCTATAAATTCTACGGATTGTATACAATCTTCAATAATCGCATCATCTTCACTACAAGAAGATAAAAAGCTAATTGCTAGTAAAATAACTAATAATTTTTTCATTTTAATTTAATTTTTAACAAATGATAGGGTTTCAACAATGGTAAAATCGGATTCGTCTTTCTCCAACTTCCATAATTCAACATAGTACATACCTTCACAACTAATATCTACTTCAATAGAATATACTCTAATTTTATCAGCTGGGGTTTCAAATGCACCTACAAACTCAAATGAATTTAATTCAACTTTGTTTTCATCAAATACTATTACTTTATACTTAGCAATATTTGATTCATCAGTAACTACAATATTAATGTTATCTATATATTCATTCCAACTAAAATCAACAATAGTAACTGGTAATGTTCCCATACATGGAGGTACATTGGTGTCAAATTCTAATCCTAATCCTGTATTTAAATTACCTATAATAAAAGTAACCCCATTAATATCGTCTTCTTCTACCTCAAAAAATACACTTGAATCATTGATTGTAAATGTATTATTATTACCATTAAATCCCGATTCAAAGAAAATACAAGCATTTGAAATAGTACTATTACCTGAACTTGTTATAGTAACATTACTTTCAAAAAGAATACCTCCATTATTATTAGTACCATTTACTAAATTAATAAAAGCATTAATATCTCCTGTCCAAGGATCTTCAATAATAGTTTGGGCATTTAAATTAAGGGTAAATACCAACCCTAAAAACATAACTAATTTTCTCATTTTTTTTATATTTAAGTTATTTCTAAATCAAAGTTTCCTGCTCCTTTTATATAATATATTCCGGCTATAGGGGTAGTAGGTGTAAATTCAAATTGCCCACTAGTGCCTGATATAGAGATACTAAATTTAGTTTCACTTTCTACTAAACTATCTTCATTGGCACCCCCTACAAAATTACTAAAGGTTCCCCCAAAATCTACATTATTTGGGATATTTTGATTTGCAGTTGAATTACCTTCCAATGTTAAATAAACAACATGGTAATTATCATCTGAGGCTTTATAATTGGTGACAGTAAATGTTTTAGTACCATTTAAAGGTTCACCTAAAGAACCACTACCGTATAAATCTGCGCTTAAGTAAGTTGCCATAATTTTTTATTATAAATATAGTATTTAGATTTTACTCCCCCCACTAAGTTTATTCTCTTCAGATTTCAAGTTGTCTTTAAAACCTATAATTTTATATAGAAAATCTTGTTTCTCACCTGTACTCACAGTAATAGCGGTTATTTTGATTATATCAACCCCACCTTCATTTTTAGCTTCAAAATTAGTAGCAACATAATCCAATCCTCTCTGCCACCAGATAAAATTTTCATCACCATCTCCTTCAATTTGAAAAATAAATTGATTCATATTCCATTTAGCCAATTCAACTAATTGTTTTTGGTGTAAAGCATAATTTGCCTCCATTGTATAAGAATAAACATAATCTATTCCATCTGAAATTTGGAAGAATCTTAATTCATCTCCATCTTTACCTTCCATTACAGTAATATCTAATTGAAACCTCACACCATCACCTAATTGTTCTAAATAGATAGTAGAAAACTCTGTGGTTTTCATTTGGGCATTTAAATTAAGGGTAAATACCAACCCTAATAACATAACTACGTTTCTCATTGTTTTATATTTAAAATTATTTAATTTATAACGATTTTATACTAAGCGAATAGACATAGCAATATAAACGATAAAACCCAAAAAATAACAAATAATAATGTATCTTTACTAACATTAAGTTTCATAACTAATTATATTTTCTAGTTTTAGAAGAATCTATAGTCCATTCTTCTTTTTGCTTAGCTCTTATTTCTAAAATATGATCTTCACACCATCTAATTTGTTTAGCCATATTTAAAATGGTTTCTTTCAACCTAGCATTTTCTGCTTCTAATTTTTTAATTAATTCTCTATTTTTAGCCCACATAATTTACCAATCATTTTCATCCACCATAAGAGCTATAAGCCCTACTAAAATAATAATACAAATAAAAAGTTTCATCTCACTTAAGTTTTTCAGACTACATTACAAATCTCAATACATACGTATATACAATCTTATACAATAGGATTATTACGTATACTTTCTTTCCACAATCTCCTTGCTTTCTCTCTTTGTTCGGTATACAAATCCTCATAATAATTAATTTTTATACCAAATATCAAACTTACTATAAAACTAATTACAAGATATACCCCAAACCCTATTAAAAGGGTCCAACCAAAATGGGGGTGAGGCCAATCCATTAAAAGTGACACCCATAACCACATAAAAAATAATGAAAATAAACGGTATAACCATACACCAAATTGATCTGCTCTATTCTCAATATTCTTCAAAATCTCACGATATTCGTTAGCTTTTTCAAATCCTTCTTGTATTTTCAAACTCTCCATTTCTCCTTCATACATTTCTTCCATAACTTATTATTTTATATTGTGTTGATCACTACGTTCATTTTGATATTCCCTATAGATTATTTTAAGATAATCCTCATGGGGAACCATATTACCACTACCATCGTTAATAAAAAGATTACCATCGGAGTCTTCAAATACATTTTGTTGACCCTTTACTTTGTAAAATACTTTTGGGGATACTGGATTATTAGTTGTAGGTTCCATGTTTAATTTTCTTTTTCCATTAGGTAAACTAACCCTGCCATCATGACAGTTAGTATGCTTATTGAAATTGTAATGCTCATTTTAATTCATATAATTTAAAGCGATTGAATATAATTCTTTATTTATTTTTTGGTCTAAGATGAAGTTTTTAACCTCACGTGCCTTACGTACTTTACCTTTTTTAGTTGTAATATTGAAATCACCTGCTAAAACTTTTTCTTGTACAACGTTAAATACATTCCAAAGATCATTACCCATATCTTCTTTACGTGTTGGGTTAAGGAGCTCTACCATGTCAACACCAATAAGTTGGTCTTTACCAAATCTAACTTGAGCACAATCCGTAGCAAACTGAATCATCATGTCTTCTGTCATTTCTGTCTCACGCATTCTATTCATTGCTTCAACAGTTAATGGGAGTTTTTCAACTATTTGTGTCATTACTCCTTGTAATTCTTCAAATGTGTAACCCATATGACGAATGCTTAAATTTGCAAATTCCTCATCGGCAATAACTAAACCATTTGAACATACTAAACGGAATAAACCTGCTGAAAACTGAAACTTACTTTTTCCGTTATGACTATTTATTAATACAATTTGTGGGAATACTGTATCACCATCATTACTAGTAATAGTGATTTCTGGGTTTTGGAATGTTAAAAGGTGTTTTTGAAAGCCTTGTTTTACACGAGACTTTACTTCATTAGCTTTAACAACACCCCATCCAAGAGCTTCCATATCGCTCATTACACGTGTGGTAGGAATGTGACAATACTTATCACTCAAGCCTTCTGCTTTCTTTTGAGTGAATACTGAAGGTGCTACTTTTCTAATTTCTTTTTCTGTCAAAAATTTCATAACTCTTATTTTTATTTATTAACTTATTACTCCGTGAATATACGAAAGACCTTTCGGTCTTCCAAGTTCTTTCGGCTTTTTTTTAAAAAATAGGATCCAATCTATCCCAACCATCACCACCGAACCCTAAGTCATAGTTTTCTTTTTCACTATTTAACTCTTCTTTAATTTTAGCAATTTGGATAGATTTTTCATCTAAGTCTTTAAACATACCCTGAAATAAATCCATTGATCTTTTCTCCCACTCCATACACATAGGAGTTCCACACCAAGCTATTGGATTGTTGTATTCTGGTACATCATCATCCCATACTGCATTACCTAATACCATTTCGTCAAAATAAATTTCTTGTTTCATAATTCAATCATTTTTATTATACATAAATATACGTAAACACCTTCGGTTTTCCAAATATCTCTGTATATATTTTTTCGATAGTTTAAAATTTTTTTTTCTCTAAGAGTTCGTGGGTGTGGATTTTTCATTCCTTTATGCTATATGGTCCTTTGGGTTGAATTGTGGGGGAGGTCATGGTTTGTTGTGGTTTGCATTTTCATTAGATATAAATATATACTATCGATGCCCTATACCTATACTCGATCTATAAATCCGTCTACCCCATTTTCTAACACCATACACCGCCGATGGACATCAGCACGCGGTGGGTACTACCTACATACTACATACGTACGGCGTACGCCATACCGCCCCCATACCATACCACACCCCATAAAAAAATGGGATCAACCTTTTCGGAAGATCCCATGGTATAAAGAAATTAAAAATTGTTCGGGGAACGTCTGTTAAGGTAGGAACGCTCCCCTATTGTTGAAATTATGATTATATCTAGGGCTCACGTTTGATTTTGACGACTTACGTCAATCATGGAATCTCAGCCCCCCGGCACTCCTCTTCTTTAATGGGTTCTGGGTTTATGGTTCAGTGTTACGCTATCGCTTTCAACTTCATTTAAATCACTTCTCATTACATCTCAGTGACCTACCCTTCATTTAACCCCGACAC